AAGTTTTTCATTTGTTGAACTTTAAGAGGGCCCGTGTACACGATCGAACACATCTGCTTATGAATTAACGAACTAGCTGTTGCCATATGAAACTGCTCGAGAGACTCAATCTCCTCGCTCCTAGTGTATGAAGATTCAGGAACGTCGCCAGATAATCCGGCCAACTGTAACTCACCACGGGCCATCGAACCCTTTATGGACGGTTCCTCAACATCTCTTGAGGTAACTACCAACGCCCCATCAGAAGCCTTTTCAGAATCTTGCAATGCTAGCGCAACATTAGCTTCGGTGGGCTGTTCAAACGTGAGAGTAAGACCACTCTCGTTGCTCATAACCGCTACTATTACCTTTGCTGCAGTCATTGGATCAACTTCTAAAGATTGGCACATCTGGGAAAAAACATCAACATCGAACTTGTCTGAATTCTTAAGTACAGACAGTTCGGACAGTGCATTGTACATTTCCTCAGTTTCTTCCATCTTTTTCCTAATGTCTAGCACCGGCATGTCCACTGACATTTTGTACTCAGAAACTAACCTATCATGGAAAGTGACATAAAGATCGGGCACCCTGATCTCTAACGCATTCTCCGTAATTTTAATCAGTTTCCGGTTTATTAATCTTTCCTTGATCGATGGGAAAGCATTGCCGAAAGCTAGGGAAATCTCATCCCACACATGTTGTGAGACAGTTTTTGGACCAAGTGCAAACTTGCTAATCAAAAGATCGTCTTTCAGAACGGCAAGCTTGGTATGTAGGAAGAACGTCATCGACAAGGACTGTAATAACGATTTATCGACATCCCACTCAGACCTAGCGGTAACCCCGTTAATGATCACTCTCGAACGAATTGATTCGACGAAAGATAACACGTTGGAGTAAGTAAGCGCTTTGGCCTGGTACGTACGAATGTGATTTAACACTGTATAAACAAAGTCCTTTGAAACTAAGACCTCTTTGCGTGTTCTTTTACTAGTCTCGAGAGATATGTCAAATAGTGGAACTATCACCATATCCCTCATTTTTGGAAACCAGTAATTAACTGATGAAGAATCCTCTAACAAGATTCTTTCACTGTTGCACATCGCAAGAGTCTTTTTGTAGTGCCATGCGTCTTCCATAGCCTTATAAAACTGCTCACTGTCTACACCCTTATGCGCTACACCTTTGTATAATAGGAAAGTATCTATTCTAGAAAATTTACAAAACCAGGTATTAACTCTAGTTACTAAAAACTCCTTCATGTAAACCTCTCTATTAGAGGCTGGGAAGTAAGTTTTGCAAACATACTTAAGAATATTAGAG